TTCTACAAGTGTTTGTTTAAAGTCTGTTTCTATAGCATTTGGTTGTTCGTAGTTTTCTATACTGCCATCTGCTCTAAGTATCTGTGCTTTCCATTTGCCAGTAAATTTAAAATTGTCGTTCATATTTAACTTTCATTGTGTGTAGTATAAATTTTTAAATCTGCATCTATTGATAATAAATCAACTGACTTAGCAGAGGCAAATTTCAATTTATTCCATACTTCTTTACCTTGTACAATATTTAAATAATCTAATGCGTATAAATTTTCACCATTACTGCCAAATCTAAATAAAATTCTATTTTTTAATGGGTCGTATACGCCAATTGTTTTATCTAAGTTGCTACTACCAGTGTAAACGTCTTTAACGGCAGTTGATACTGGTACACTACTCATACCTGCACCTGTCATATATATATTGTCGCTACCAGCAAAGAATATGTATTGACCTGCCTCAACTATGCTATTACTTGCTACACACCCTACGTTTATATCGCTTTCTCTTAAGTTGTAGCTATTTGGATTGCTAGATGGAACAAATAATTGAAAAACCCCTCGCTCCATAAATACAATAAGGTTGTCATTTAGAGAACGCATAGCTTTAATAGTTCCACCTTGTGCGTCTTTTATCTGTATAAAATTAGAAACTGGTAGTATGTCAGGTTTGTTTACTTGGCTAAAAATTATAAAATCTTCGTGTTTCTCTGCCTCATCATCAGGGTCTAATGTGACATTTCCTGCAAAAAATCTACCGTTCACAAAAGCACCATGAGTATAATTAACTTTATTCTTGTCTGTGGTTAGCGGATGCGTCCTGTCTGTTGTCAGTCCATTATCAACAATGTTAATTTTAAATCTATTACCACTTAATGATTCATAGTAATATCCATTAGTTAAGTCTCCTACAGTCACGCTACTACCTGTTGATGTGCTATCTGCGTTTAATTCTACTGCTCTTCCTATACTATTTGTAACAGTTAAATATTGTGAACCAATCTTTAAAATCCAATCATTTTTTTCACTTACTGCAAAATCCCAGTTACCTGACGTTCTAGTATCGTAAGCCATATTCTTGCCAAAACTAACACCACTAACTGTTTGACTAGGTGAGCTTTGCTGTTGACCGTTACCGTCTAAATAAGTACCCTGTATGCTAATACTCCCTTCCCATTGATTGGAGCTAACAACGCTAGGTAAATAAATCACATTATCAGTAAAATGGTCAGAGTCACTACCGCTTACACCGTGACCTTTTAAATCTTTTGTAACGCCACCTATAGTAACAGAAACAACTCCTTGGCTTTTATCACCGCTTGTAACTCCGCTATACACTGTAGAGATTGCACTAGATATGCCACCAGCATGAGCGTACGCTATATTACCTATGCGAAAGTTCGAGCCTCCTGACTCTTTGTCTCTTGATGTAGACTTAGTGGCTAGGTTAATTACTTTTACTAATCTGTATACAGGGTCTAGCGTATCATCAACGCTAAAATGTCTATATAAATTTACACCTGTTATTCTAGGGTTATAATCATCTGTATCAACAGTCAAAGATAATTTTATGCTGTCGTCATTGCCAGCAACAGCTTGTTTTACAAATTGTTCTTGTAATTGTACTTCTTGATTGCCATCAAACACTGGAGTTGCTTTGTAATAGTATGTTCCAGTAGCTATACTGCCTGTTTCTGTGCCCTCTACGGCTAAATCCCATGTTGTAGGGTAGTCAGGTATAGCTGAGTCGTATTTAAGGGCGTTAAAGCTGTGTGCTTCAAAAAAGAATTTTCTATTTATAAACTGTAAAAAACCAACATCTTGGTTATGCCCATTAGCAAATCTCAGGCTGTTTGCCATAGGAATTATTTGTATATCATCAGGTGGGTTTGAAGAAAAAGTGTGCAATACAACTTTATTAGAGTAGTCTTTATTAAATTTGACTATTTGATTGCTTTGGTCTTCATACCCAATCCAGTTTGCTCCGCCAGTAAGGTTGGCATCAGACCAGTAAAACAGTTGTGTTAGGTGAGTTCCGCTTAATGTGGCTTTTGATTCGAGTCCTTTTCTTTTGAGAATCTTCCCTGCGACATCGATGTCAAAATTCTCTGTATTCGAGCTTGCATTAAGAGGAATGTCCTCAGCATCGACGTTAGTAAGGAGCCCACCGTCGAATATTGGAATCTCTATTATCATAGTGCATCTTTTACTTGCATTGCTCCGTAGCTTTCACGACTTTGGAATTGTCCTTTAACTAAATCTCTATTATTGACATATCTAGCCATATGCCTGTCAGATATATCATACCTGCCTACATCCTCATACAACATTGCTTTTATATAATCAATTAACATTGGGTGATATGCTTGCAATATAGCTGGCTTATCACCAGCTCCAGCAAAACTATACAAAAGACCTGACGCATTGGCTCTAGCCCCAAGACCTATTGTATCCCAGTTAGCTAATAAATTTTCCCAAGAAGATTGCTCTTGTAAATTCATAGCTTGCTCTTCATCTATTTGCACTATTTGCTCATTAGCAGAAAATGTGCCTGATACATTAGAAAGCACTAAAGTTCCTGTATCATTGTCATTTATATCTTCTTCTATTTTTGCAGTAGCATTGTTTGTCATACCCTGTATCTGCTTACCAACTTGCCAATAGCCTGATTTTAGAGACTTGTAATTTAATTTTTTATATGCGGTAGCACTATCATCTAAATTGTTTACAGTAGCTACGTATTCAAATAAAAGTAGACCAACAGTTGTAGGCGAAGGATATAAACACAAATTATTGCCTTTTATCTCGTAATACTCAGGTGTTCCAGTCCTAAAACTGCCATCGCTGTTTCTTTTTGGGAATAACTTGTGTTCAGGATACAGTCTTAATATGCGATTGCGAAATTCTACATAGCTAGCCATTTCAATGAAATCTTCAGGTAGTTCTATCTCTCTATCGCCACTATCTATGTATATCCCACGAGTTCTTTCGTAGGACTTGGTATGAAAGGCAAAGTCTTGCTGTGCCTCTTCGCCAAATTTCTTAGCCTTGACTTTTACTTCGTCGCTAGGCTCAAAAGGTATTGAGGCTCGGTCTACGATTTGTGACCAAAGCATTATGCTCTACCCTGCGTACCAATTCCTTTAGGCTTTTCAATCTGATACCTGTCATTTAGTGCTTTTATCTGATTAATAGCATTTGTATAAGCATTACCAGCCCTGTCAGGCTTGTTATCCATTTTCCATAATTGAGATTCAGCGAAATCCAAAACAACTTCGTGCAAGGCTACGTTTAATTCGCACTCTGTGTTACCTGACGCTATAGCTGTTGGGTTTTTTAAATACCAAACATCTATACCACCTGATGGTTTTACAGGTTTGACATATATTGCCTCATTGAAGATATATGCTACAGGGTTAGAATCAGAACCTGCTAAATAAGAGTTTTCTAGCCTTTTAGCGTCTTGTGGTTCTATCATATTCGCAAAACCTAAGTCAACACTTTCATTGCTATTGTTAATGTCGTATACATTAATAGCAATAACGCCACTTCTTATTGGGTCAATGCCTAAATTAGTAAAAGTCGCTTTACCTTCTGCGTCTAAACCGTTACCAGTAGTATCATTATACACAGTGTTTGCAAATGTAGCTGTGTCTATTTCTTGTAATTCAGTTAAGTATGCATTATCAATTAAGTTTACAACAGTTCTTTGAGCGATATTTAATGCTTTTATTTTTGTAGCTTCGGTAAAATTTGCCTCAGAAGGGTCTTCCAACCTTAATCCGAGCATATCTATCATTTCTGTTCCAGTCATTTCTTCCTCTTGATGTGCAACCTAGGGGCAAGAGTGCTTTTGCATGCGTGCCTGCCCCTAAGATTACGGTTTTAAGATGCTCTAGTTATCTTTTTCCACGCACCAGTTGTAGCTGAGCTCGCAGTAACACATATGTACATTTCTGCTCCACTTGTGTCCATGTATAGCGAACCTTTTACACTAGCGTGATTCGGTGCTCCTTGTCCTGAGTAAAATCTTACTCCACCAATAGCAGTGAATACGAAACCACCAGCGTCTTTTTCAGTTAGCATTCCAACGGTTTTTAGGTCGGATGCTGATTGTGCAGTTGCCATAATTAACTCCTATTAATATGAACTTGGTAGACCTGTTATCTTACCCATATAGCGAGGAGCAGAACAGGTTAATGCTCCTAACCATAGAACCTTTGCAATTCGAGCGTCTTGGTTAATCGGCTTTTGGAATGGCTCAAATGTAAAGTTTCTCTTTCTGTGGTGTCTAAACTGTAAGAAGTTCTCATTTAAGAAGAACATCATACCGTCAGGACAGTGGTCGTCAGCGAATATTGGAATATCACGGAAAGTTAAATTCCTGAATCCAGCATCAGCCTCAGAACCAGCAGACGCACCAAAGCGTTTCTGTGCTACTAATGACTCTTCGTAAGCGTCCAATATAACATTTGTGGTGACTATCATAGTCGGTCTTTGACCGTCAATGGTAAGTGTACTTACACCTTTTCTCAAATGGTCTTGAATGAAGTTTGCATTAGATGAGTCAACAATATTAGCATATGTTGGAGAACCTGATACGGTTGGTATATAACCACCACGGAACCAAGAGTAAGTACCTCTGTTAATTCCACCAAGTGTTCCAGTTGCTTTAATAATGTGCTGTAAACCAACAAAATCATTGCCAGTTCCATCTTGTGTGCCATAAAGGGTAGTACCGAAACTATCCTTCATTGCTTTTTCTGCGTTCTTGACTTTCGCCTCTAATAAATCTATAACTCTTTCAGCACCGTCGTTCAGAGCTTCTTCCCGACCTGAAATTGAAATAGTAGCATACATCTGTTTCCATTCGTATTCTGCGTCAGTAAAGGTTTCACTTGGTGCCGTATTCATTACGTCATATCCAGTGTAAAAACCCTGAGATGTATTTTTTGCATACTCTACTGGTTGCAATACTTTCATACCGCCAGCAGTAGCTTTAGATTTTTTTAGTAAACGATGAGTCAAGACATTGCTTTCAAATATGTTATCTACTAACAAAGGAATATATTGATTCTTTGTCAAGGCAGATAAATTGTCATAATTTAGTGACATTTCTTGTCCTTTTCGTTAATTACTTATTTAAATAACTGATATTCCTTTAAAGCTATTTCTCTTGCGTGGTCAAATGTAGGTGACTTCTCAACCGTTGGGCTGTGTTCACCTTTCTTATTACTGTCCACTTCAGGTATAGCCTTAAGCTCATCAGCCTCTTTCAATTTCTTCATAGCTTTCATAATTGCAGATTCTTCAGTAGCTCTAGCTTGTGCTAAGACAAAAGCGTCTTCTAAGTCCGTAATATTACGTTCTACGGCAATATCTAACACCTCAGATACTGCATCACCATCATCCTTAAGCTCAGGGTGTGCGTTTACAAGTTGTGAAATCTCACGAGCAACCTCGTCTTTCAGTTGCATTTCTCGTACTTGAGCTTCGAGCTCTTCGACCCTAGTGTCCTGTACAGGTTCAACTTGGGTCTCCTCTGTCTTTGTTTCTGCATTGTCAGAAAACTTTACAGTAGACTCCTTAAAAAACTCATGGTCTTCACCTAATAAGTCTTTCATGGTTTCCACAACTTCATCGTCCTTCATTACACCATTAATGCGGTCAA